TGTTCAATAAGCAAAGAAGGGCAGCCACCGCCAAAGTAGTCAATGCGTGGCATATTAATAGGAGAAACCTCTATGAAGCCTGCTTGGTTTACCCTTGTCGCTGTAGATGAACGAGAAAAGGTAAGTTCAAATGCAGGTTCAGGTATCTGGCAGAATACTTTAGATAAAGCTACTCCCGATGGGACAAGTGCTATGGATGCGTTAGTCATATTTGTTTTTATTTTCTTTAGCTATCTGGAGTTTGATTTTCATGTCTTGCTCTTTGATGTCCAACTCTTTAATCTTTAGAGCTGTTTCAGTTTTAAGCTTGTTCTGTTCAAAGGCAAGTTTTTTATTGTCTATCTCTCTCTTATTACTTTCCTTGATACTATCAAGTATAGTTTTATAATCTGTAGCAGCTACTGATGCCATAGTCTTTGTTCTTTCAATTTGCATCCTCTCTAGATCAACAGCATCTGGAACATTATTGTTATTAGCATCTAAAGCAAAGGTAGTGCTATCAATATCCATTCTCTTGAGTTCTATTTTGTTTATTCTGTCCAACTGCTTGTTTGTATCTTCTCTATCCAGCTTCTCTCTGTCAAGAGCAAGTTTAGCTTCTTCAATAGCATTTTTAGATTGCTCCTGCTCACTGACTGCTCTTTCTTGAGCCTGAGCCAACTGCTGTTGAATCTCTTCAATGTCCTGAACCTTATTCTTTAATTGAGCATAGCTTTCTGCTCCAATTATATCAAGAAGCATACTTACAGGAGCTGTACCTTGTTGGGCAAGTCTTTCTGTAAGCATCTTAGCTTCTTGTAGTTTTCTCAGTTCATCAGTACCATTGTAAACAAACACACCAATCTCAGCATCTTCTAGTTCTCCTTGCTTCAAATCATAGTAAGCTGCAAGGCCCTCAGATGTAATATAAGTAAGCTTCTTACCACCAGCGTATGTGTACTTTCCACACTCTATCAATCCCTGAAAGTCAGCAGCAATCAGTTCATCAAATCTTGAGAACATCTCTTCTGTAACATAGGTTGATTGTTGGATAGCTGTCTGCGCTGAACCTAGACCATCATTCTGTGTAATGTCACCTTGTCTTTGTCTGCTTACTCCTGATACTCTTTCCCACTCAGATACAGTGTATTCAAGTAAGTTTATATACTGGTCAATGATCTTAACAGATAAGTCCATTACACTCTGCATGTTTGGATTAGGTTTAATACCTTCCTTTGAAAAGTCTACCCAAGCAATACCAGTACCTTCAAGGTAGTGATTCCACTTATCCATATCCCATTTCTTTGGAATCATGTTTATATCAAATACAGCGATAACATCCTTAGACCTTGCTATAGATAACTCTAGTCTATACTTGAAAATGTTGTAGTTAATTTGAAAAGGCATTCCAACAGAAACCAATGAGATAGGGTCTGAGTTTATGTTTGCATACACTCTACCGTTGTATGGAAGCTTGATAGGATGCCCATAAGTTGTAGGAATCTCTTCAAGGTTTACATAGATGTTGTTATCAAGTCTAACTCCTTGACAAATAGTATTATCCCAGTAAGCTGAGAATGATGTACTCTTATTTACATAATCAACAGTCTGTTGAATTTCTTCTGGAGATAATACTTCTTGCTGCTGTATTTCAATTATAGCTTCATCAAGTTTCATCTGTGCTTCCTGTAACTGCTGTGCTTCTTGCTCAGATGATTCAGGTTCTGGAAGCTCTTGTAGAATACCTTGCTTTATCTCTTCTGCAATTTCTCCTTGTCTGATTGTTGTAAGTTGATTTAACTTACCCATAATCAACTGGTTCTTAAACTGCTGTATATTAAACTTAGGGTCAACTTCTTCAATGACCTTCTTATTCATTTCATCTAAGTAGATTACTCTACCTCTATACTTTCTACTTTTCCATACCACATGCACTTCTTCAACAAGTCTATCATACCTTCTCCAAAAAGGATTGTTGTTATGTACACCTGATTGTATATCAATACCAGAGTTCACAGGATTTTCAAGGGATGTGATTTCATCATCCGTTAACTTCTCACTGTACTTATCAATAACAGTAGCCGTGTGACTGAACTTTCTTTGTATAAACCAGTCAGCATCTTGAATAAGAACAGCGTCAGGGTCTAAGTCAAAATCCACATTAAGAGGATTAACCCTGTCATACTGCACATGCTGTAGTCTAGGTTCTTTATAACTGTAAGCTTCTCCAGCCGTACACCAATCAAAAAACATCAGCATTACTTTGTTAAAGACATCTTCATTTTTAACAATGTAATTCAATACATGCTGAGCAGCTAATGCTCTACCATCTTTCCATTTCCTTTTGAATCTCTTCTCAAACTCTTGTGGAGTCTCTAGAGCCTCAACAGAAAAACCAGGGTGTTTACCTTGTTTAGAAAGGGCCAGCACAAATACCTTTTGGCCGTAGTCAACAAGTTCTTTCTTCCACTCCTCTTGCTGTAAAGATTCTACATCAGAGTTGAGTGCAAGCACATTATAGATAAAGGGTCTGGCTCTTTTCTCTCCAATAAGCCTGTAAATAACTGGACTTATAATTGGAAAGTTTCTTATCTGGGCTGGAAACTTCTTGTTATTGAGTTTACCAAAGTGCAAAAATGTATTGTAATGCTCTGAGTTCACATACCCATTCATAGCATCATACAGATTCTTGAGTTTCCTTCTCCTGTCATCATGATAGAAAGCCGCAATATTTATAAAACCATCCACATTAGCACGATACCATTGTGGGGTTTTCTCATAATCTTTAAGTTTTTGCGGAGGGATGTGATACATGGAATCAAATTTAACTCCTCAAAAGTATAAAAAATTTTTGTATATGCGTTCTATTATTATACAACTTTAGTATTCGTCTGCATCTGCATAGTTATCTTCAAACCATTCATCTATAGCACTGTTGCTATTGGGAGATTCTATCTCCTTATCATAGAGTTCTACGTTGTGGTACATTGCAATAATCATAGCCATTACCCTGTCAAAGTTACCCTTCTTCTTATTGAATCTAATAAGTTCCCTACAGAGTCCAATAGAATATATCCTATCCACATTCGTGATCACTCTGCCATCTGCTGTTACACTGATTACTGTATTCAACCAGTCTCTAAGATAAATCTCTCCTTGAGCTTTCCTTGGCTCTGTCATGTGCATACCATAACCCCTATTCACGTGGGAGCTTTGCAGTTCTCTAATACTCAGCATCTGAAACTCTTCTTGCAGATACTGTAACTTCTTAAACCTCTTGGCAAATGGAATTACTTCACCTCTATCATTCTCAAAACCTATCTTAGCGTTGTAATACTCAGCAAGCTCAAAGAGCACCCTGTTATATTCATCTTGACTGTGCGGCCTACCTACATACTCAGCTACAATTATGTCATCTGGCTTTGTAAACTTATTAGGTCTGCACATCACATAAGCTGCCCCTAAAGACAATCCTCCAGAGTCTTGTGCGTATGGGTCATGTCCAATGTAATAAAGCCCAGAAGGCACTATTCCATCTATTCTATAAGGGTCAAAGTAAATCACCACACTACCTACAGTAGGTGATGTTCCTTTTAAAGGAAACTCATTTATAGGATGACAATTATCATAGTCAGGTTTGAAGTTAAGCTTTCCTTCTTTTCTAGCAAACTCCCCAGGCGTTCCAATACTCTTTAGTAGTGGGTCTGTCATTAATCTCTTCTCCTGTATCTGGAGGTGTGCTATTGGAAGTATGCTAAAGTTAGATACTAAGAAAGACTCAGCAGGACAGAAAGGATATTCTGATAGATGCCTTGTTAATATTGATGGGTCTTTGGCTAGCTTGATTATTTTTCTCTGCTCTTCTTCGTAAGCTCTAGCACCTTCTTGATCTGAGTTACCATCTATATCAATGTAACCTTGCTTATTCATGTAGTCAGGAATAAACAAACCACAGAATGTTCCAGAAGAAGCTTCATCCCAGATGTTAGTGTAACTTATAAATCTGTAAGGCTCTGGGTCATAGAACATTTCAGAAAAGTCAACAGACCCCCCTTCCATATCACCACCAGTACCAAATACAATTATAGTTCCGATGGTTTCATTACCATCTTCTACGCAGGGCTTAGTTGCTAAGTAAGACAATTTAAGATTATCAAACTTACCAGCTTCTTCAAACAGAATCAATGATGCATCTTTACCCCTAGCCGCATCTGGGTTATCCTTGTAAGTAATAGCAGTTACTTCTGAAGCATAACCACCACTGGTTGTGATACCTGTAATCTCATTGGTGTGTATAAAACTGGCCTTCTTGTGATCTATTCTATTAATCTCATCTCTTCTTTTTGACCAAGCTGTGTGGATGTTCAAGAAGTTCATGTAATTATTAGTCATAGACATTGTACCATTTGGATACAAGTACTTCTTTTCATGTGCCCCTATGATGGTAAAGCTATTCCTAATGAAAGTGTAATCATAAACAGCTAGAGCAGCATTCTTATACGAATACCCTCTACGTCTACACTTATCTATTATAAGATGTCGGCCTAGAATCCTTGCGTTTTCTACAGCATTAAAGTAATCCCAATCACCATCCCAGAATCTTGGAAAGTCAATAGTCTTACCTCTGGCTGTAACGTCTCTAACCTTGATGGCCTCTCGTATTCTTTCTGTATCTGTTAGTTTGATTTGGCAAAAGTTCAAATAGAAATAATGTGCCCCTGTGATTCGAGTACCTCCAATAGAATAACCTTGCCTACATCTAAGTTCTTGTTCATCCCAGTACTTATTATACCCAATCGTATTCTCAGGGTCAGCACAATAAAAACCATACCTCTTAAAATGCTCAGCAGCTTCTGAAAATAGTAGAGTGTTGTGAAACATTTTAAAACTTTTTTTTGTAAAAGTACATAAAAAAAGCAGAGGTTTCCCCCTGCTCCTTTATTTTGATTCTGTACTCCCTAAGAAATAGACATACTAACAGCAGCAATAGCTGTGTGCTTTGCAAAATCAAAGCTCTTTGTAACAGCGATTACATCAAACTGATTGATGAACACAGCATCCTCATGCTCTAGGTGCATCTTAAAGAAGCTGCATCCTGGGCGTAAATACACATAATCCCCAACAACTAACCCTGTAGGATTGTCTGCATCTATTGTTAGTACCTTGAATGGTAGGTTGTTCTGTGCTTTCTGCATCTCCGCAGACATAGACAAGTCAAGTCCACTCTTTGTTATCTTTGATGCATCAATCATTTCGACATGCACCAGACTGTTTTTCATTACTAAATCCATCTTTATAAGTTTTTAATTGTTAAAATTCATTTACATCTCTCGTGGGTTCAATGCTCCCCCACCCTTAACTCTACTACTTCCAGAAATCTCCTTCTTAATCATATCCTCAACAGCATTAAGAGTCTTGTGCACATCAGGTATAGTCTCAGCTATATTAATAATGTTCTTAAAAGTGTTTACAGCTTGGATACCTACCTTAGATATTTCATCTACCTCCTCTATAGCATCCATCGTATCCAGTCTATCCATTAGTGCGTGCATTCTTCTCCTTGAAATACTCACAAGCCTATCCGAATCTAAAATAGAATTCTTAGTCTGCTCCAACAACCTCATAGTAGGAGTCTGACAAAGCACCTTATAAAAAACTATAGCCTCCTGTATAATGTTATCTGGTTTCCATTCTCTTACCCTCTCTAGTCTAGGGTCTTTCTCCTCCTTAAACAAACTCCGAACAATCAAAGCTTCCCTATCCTCACTAGGTAAATTGAAATAAGGACTCCTATAATCAGCCATGTAGTACACATAAGCAAGCTCTTTGAGTGCTACAATCTTTGCTTTGTCTCTGTCTCTTGTCCATATAGCTCTAAAGGGAGCTAACTGTTTAGCTTGTGGGCTGATAACAACCTCTCCGTTTTCAGAATCAAATAACATCTTGCTTGTTTTTAGTACTATCAATCCTATCAAAAGACTCAGGGCCTTTATACCTACCACTGAGTTTAAACTTTCCTAACCGTTTGAGCATCACTGTATCAATACTCCTACTCTTAATATGATTACTGATGAACTTAAACTGTGCGTCAAAAGCCTCTTCAACATCTTTAAGAGAAGCATTTACCATATCAGCAGCTTTCTTTAGCATACTAATCCTATTCCTGTACTGTTCCTTCGTTGTGTCCATATTTAACCTCCAATAAACCTTCTTCTCCTGAAATTACTAGCAACTTATGCTTATGATATCCTGCCACTCCTATTGTACTTAGTTCTAACTCCTCTACTCTAGCTATCAAATCCATAAGTTCCTCTATAGACCCCTTAACAACTATCTTCATAACTTGTTGTACATTATAAGGAGAGCCTCTTCTCCTTGAGGCATGACCGCTTTACAAACTTGATACCCTGTAGAAGTAGGAACTATGATCAAATTCTTCAACATCCTGTCAATATACACATTCAAATAGCTATTACTCTCTCCAAGCTCTTCACAAATAGCCCTTTTGTCCTTTTTACAGAAACTTCCATCAGGACAATGCTTCAAAATAGTGGCAACTATCTTACACTCCACATCTGTCAGGCTCAAAATGCCCTTATGTAAAGAAACATACTCCGTAAGAGTACTTATAGTCACCTGTATTTTTTTAACCTGCTTCACAGTGACAAAAGTACAAAAAAATTTTATACTTTTACATACTTGTGAAAAATATTAAAAATATTTGGTAGCCCAGAAAGTAATTCGTACCTTTATACCTATGAAAATGCACACTAACAGGCTCATTATGCGATAGTTTCCCTACCATATAGCTTATAGAGTCACCTTGAGGCTCTCCGTGCAGTAGGTTTGAAACCCCCTACCAAGATTAAAAATTTCATACGCAGGCTTGTGTTAAGGCTCTGTACATACTATCTTTCTACCCCTTACTAAACAAGTAGAGTGGGGGGATTAAGGGGGGCGTTTCACTTCCCCTTAAATAGTAATTACATTAAAATCATCTATTTACATATCTAATAACAGCCATACAACTGTTTACTCCAAATTACAGGAAAAAAAATCCTAGAAAAAAAAATAAAAAGTATGCTAAAAAAAATAAAAAGCATATTAAAAAGTAGGCCACCACTACAAACAGACCCCAGCTATCAGTGACGCGGAATAAACCGCCCCAAATCATGGTAGAATTAGCAAAAGTAACGAAGTTTCACATCGGTGAAAAGAATGTTGTAATAAAGTTTAGTGATCCAAATGGCGGCAAGCTGGTGGATTATGGTTGGAAGAAAGTGCAGGAGCAGCCAAGAACAGTTGGTTTCCAGTTCATTCCACTTGATGCATTCACTGAGGTTGAGCTGCAAGAAGCACAAGTGACCTTTGCAGTTGACACAATGCACAAAGTGATGGAGTTTGACACTCGTGTCATTGGTGACACAGCACAGAAACTGGTCAGGACAGTGAAGTAACTCATTGATTAACAGCAATCTAGGCAATATAATAGGGGAAGAGCAATCTTCCTCTATTGTACGTCTGTATGTGTTACTTTATCCAACTAATCCCTGATTATCCTCACCAATCAAAGCAGTCAATTTACAATCCTAACACCCAATAATACCCAATAACATGAAAGTATTTGAAGTAATAGCAACCAATCTTGATGTCAATGATGGTTATTTTGTTAACGCATTGTATTCAGACCTCGATTCAGCTATAAATTGTGCTAAACAGCACGTTATTGATAAAAGCTGTAAATCAATAGTTGAAGACATTGAAGGTGTTCTCAAAGCTTATGAAGACACCTCTTTGCAATACGGCCCATCAAATGAAAAGCCTGCAATATACTATAGATCACAGTACGGTAATTACAGATGTGTTGTATTTGTAAAAATAAGAATTGTAATCACACCAAGTTGATACTTGAGCAACAGTGAAATAAAAACATAGAAAACAGCAAATTCTTTGGTGAGACATAAAGCATGGATAAACACTAAACCTATTTATAGGTGAATAATTAGTTGCTCCAAATAGTTGTAATTTCTGTTACAATAGCTTATCAAAGTTTATGCTGTAAAAACATAGAGGGTGAAATGCCCTTTATCTCACCTTAATAAATAGGGAGAGGCTAGGGCGTGTGTATAAAACTGTAAAGCACATGTATAAACAGTGGTATTGATAGATTCCTCATATCTATTATTAACACTTAGCGGAGAGAAGTACGAAATTACAAACTCATTGTAATTAAAAGTGAAGATTAGACCTGAGAATCTGATTTATATCTTTAGTAACCAGTATAATACGTATTTAGTTATACTTGTGAGTTATTTCCTCTTTGTGTTAATATTGTCTTAGAAGTGTTCTTCTAACTGATGATGATGTAATTGAGCATCGAAACAATAAAGCAACCAATAAACATTAATAATATGAATAATTACGTAGCAACATTTCAAAGACAAAACAGCTTTGATAAAGTACATACATGGGAATACACAGATAGATGTAAAGCTGCTAGTATGTATCAAGCAGTTAAAATATTTGGAGAACGTAATCCTACATATCAAATGCATCCACCTGTGATGATTTCATGTGTATTAGAAGAATCAGTACCAGTAGTTTATAATACTGATAAAGCAAATGTCTACGAAATTAGATTTAAGCAAAAAGACGGAACAATAAGCATTGTTAGACACGCAGCTAAAAATATTTCAGAGGTAGTTGAATACTTTAGAAAACATCATTTAGTTACTATACTTTCATGTGTAAATGAAAGTACAATTAAAACTGTACTAGAAGATGATGTGAAAGAGAACAGCAAAGTACCACATCAGTTACAGCAAGGAGATGGAATTAATAATTTAACTAATGAACAGGCTGATGTAATAAAAAGTATTGCAAAAGATAGAGGAATACAGTGCAGTGCGTATTTCAGTAGTGAAATATACGCAAATGTTCCTCATATATGTGGTATTGAATTTTCAATTGCAGATGATTCTATTAATATATCACTAAAAAATGTATTTAAAGTAACCAATCCTATTCCTTTTGAAGACTTTGTTTTAAAAATGCTTGGAAAGTTTGAAATGAGTAGAGAATTCGGTGCTAATGTTTGTATTGGAGTAAAACTTACTAAAAATTTATGTGCATTTGTATTTAAAGACAAAGTTATAATACATGGACAAGTAATTAATGTTGAAGGAATTGACAAACTCAATAAAGCAATAGAAAGCTTTAAATAATTTTCACATTTAAAAAACAATAATATGACACATCAATTAAAATTCAGAGACGCAATTCTTGACGTAACAGAAAAACAAAAAGAATTAATTAAAGCTATCGCAAAAGAAAAATCAATTTCATGTGAAACAAACTTTGATAAAAATTTTCCTGATTTAGTATATTCTGGTTCTACTATTTGTCCCACTGACACTAATAATAATTACAGTTATATTCCGTTTGAAACATTTATACAAAGAATGTTGGGATTATTTATTGAACCAAAAGAAGAAGTAAAACCAGTTAAAATGAAGAGTCAACTTGTAGAAGGAGACAGAATTTGTAATGTTAGTAGAGAACAAGCAGATTTAATTGAATCTATAGCAAAAAAAGAGGGAATAAGGCTAGGTGCTCAGTTTAAAGCATCAAACTATCCATCCAATTACATACCTCATATTTCCATAACTTTTGGAATAATTTGTAATAGTAGTGTGAATAGTGGCTTTATATCATTTGAAGAGTTTATTTCAAAAATGCTGGGAGTGTATGTTGAAAAAAATATTAAAGTGTCTTTAAATGTTTGGCTTAATGCTTCTGTATTCAAGGGTGGAGTGGCTATAGATGGTGATCTTGCTGTTAATCTTATTGAACACTCCAAAATCAAAGAACTTTACGAAGCTTCGTGTATAGTTAGTGCGCTAAAGCAGTTTAAATAGTGTAACTAAAACCTAAAACTAAAACCAATTTAATCATGGTAGTAACAGCGAAAGAATTATTAGAAACTAAAGAAAGTTTTGACGAAGATTATCCTACTGTTTCAATTGGAGATGCAATTGAAATGGCAATTGAGTTTGCCAATCTTCATTGTATAGAACAAGGTAAAGTGATTAGTGAAAAATTTAAAATTGACTGGAACTATTTGAACAATACTTCCATGACTGTTCCAGATGAAGATTCAATAAAAGCAAATAAAGAATCTATTCTAAATGCTTATCCACTTGATAATATTAAATAACATGAATAAGCTAGAAGAAGAAAAGCTGAAGAACCTTGTACCTCCAGAAGAGTATAAAGGATTGAGTAGCTATGCTTATACTATAAAGCATTGTCCTTATTATAGTGGGTATAAACCAAAGAACTTAACACATGAAGTTTGTAAGTTTTGTGGGAGTATTCATTACTATCATTAAGTATAAATTAAAATCAAATCATACACAAACCTAAATACCACTAAAATGGAATACTCTAATTTAAAAGCAAGCATTATTACAACTCTCATTGAAAATGTATCATGTATAGAAGAGTTATTAGGAGCGTTATCTGCTGCAAAGCAAATAACAACTTTGGTATATCACAAAGAATGTAATAAAAGTGGAGAAAATCCTGATACGTTAATTCAAGGATTATTTGAATTAACTGGAGAATCACAAAATAAACTGTTTCATGATATTTCTATTGTTCACCTTAACTAAACAAATACTAATATGATAGTAGCATTAATTTTTATTTGTATTCTGTCCTTTATGGGCACGTTACTTACCTGTATCATAATTGGAAACAGGCTTCATGAGAAGTATAAAGGAAACACTAGGTTGTTTCTGGTTTACTTGTTTATATGTTTTGTAACTTTCGTAATATCAATTATTAGTGTATGTAGGTTTTTAATATAACTCAATGAATAAGGAACTGCGACAAGTAAAAGACAAAGTAAATAAACTTGATTACTACGCCAAAGTTAAAGTACCTTATATACTAAAAGACGGTACTTGTCCTAGATGTGATAGTGATTTAGGAGCAATACCTCCAGACACTGTTTGGTGTACAAATAACAAGTGTAGCTATGCACGATTGTATTTAGTAGGTAATGGTGTAATGGATTTAGAATTCAAACCAATAAAAAAGTAAAAATGGAAATTGTAGGACAAACAAAATTAGTAGGTGAAGTATCTAAGGTATTAGATATATTCAAAGCATCCAATTGTGTGATCAAACCACACTTTATTCTAACTGGGGCCAGTGGTACTGGTAAATCAGTCACTATAAAAAACCTAACAAATGTAAAAGAGTTGGGATTTTTGGAGATAAACGCAGCACAGTTAACCAAAGAAGGTACTAGTGGTAATAGCTTGTCAAAAGCTTTGTCACCATTACTTCAAATGGGAAATAAGCCAACTGTGGTGTTTGTAGACGAGTTTGACAAACTCTACATTAGTGGAAACTCTAATGACAGCCTTGCACATGAAACAACTACAGGGGTTCAGAATGAATTTCTTAAAGTACTGGAAGCTAACAGTACAAGTGTTTTTGGTGACTACGGAAAATACATAAATGCAAGCACTTCAAACGTGCTATTTGTATTTGCTGGAGCATTTAATGGTGAAGAGGATATTACTATTGACAGGCTCAGGGAAATAGGCTTAAAAACTGAATTTCTTGGTAGAGTAGGATTAGTATTCAATACTAACACACTAACATTAGAAGATTTGTTTAAAATATTAGACACATCAGAACTGATGTCCAACTACTGCGCTTTGTTTACGGATATAGACAGAGAGAAAGTAACGTATGAACTAAAAGCTTATCTTACAAAAAGCTTTGAAATGAATACGTTAGGAGCTAGACTTATTAATACCATGATACACCAATATTTCATTAATGGTGGATTGGAAGAGAGAGAAGTCAAAGAAATAGCGTTTCAACAAAAACTTTCACTTCATAAAATATTGTAGTATGGTAGCAGTAACAAATCAAAATTTCTTAAGTACTGATAAACAAACAGCAAGAAATTCACACGATCAGTATTTTAGTGTTGGTGAAACTGTAGGTCACGAAAACGGAAAAGGGGAAGAGAAAGCAGAAATACTTTCATTTAAGTTTGATATACCCTCTAACGAAGTGTTAGCAATGACTACAAGAGGTTCTGCACATTTAGATTTCTTAGTGAAAAATGATGAAAACTGAAAAAAAACTATTCATCATTGATGGATACAGGATTTGGGCATATACTCTTGAAGAAGCTCAAGAAATGCAGAAACAAATAGCAAAATTTTAAAGAAACTCCTGAAGTAGATAGTTGCAATGTGGGGATGCGTTTACTATAGTCTCAAAAACTTAGTATGAAAGAGAGTGAGTAGGATATCCAATACTCATGACACAAGCGGAGTGTTGCAGCTATTTATGGATGGTTTAGGATTATTGTAAGGAGATATAATATCTGGTGTATAGCAAGAATGAGCTAATTGATGTCCAATTTGAATAGATTAGCAAAAAATAGTCTCAGCACGTACAATAATTTTTAATTAAATCTTAATAATATTATGAAAATAGGAGATAAAGTATTCGTAACTAATTGGATGAAAATCTACAGTACATTTAGAAAATGGAATAATAATATTAATGAAAGGGTTTCTGTTTTTCCTTGGAAAATAAAACTACCTGATTATATTTTACAAAGTAATGATACTGTAGTCAGAACCGCAAGGCTTACACTACAAGGAAAGCCTTTTAAAAATGGTGAAACTGTTGAAATAAGTAGAGTTGAAAGTCATAAAGACTACGAATATACAATTATTCATCATTTAGTAAATGTAGAAAACAGAAGTGAAGTTGTTTATTTACTTAGTTCTAATCACGTAAAAACTCATTGGAACAAAGTTTATGTACAAATATCTAGAGAAGGAATTACACACATGACTCCACAAGAACAAAAACAAGTCGCACATCTTCAAAATACAGCTAGATTACAGGCTTTAGCCAAAGACAACATCGGTAAATGGGAAATCACTAGTAATTTTAAAGATAATTTTCCAAAAGAGTTAATTACTGTATATTATGATTCAAATCAAAATGTTCAATTTGGAGCAGGTATGACAAAAGGCATTGTTACTTATGAAGTAATTCCAAAAGAATATACAGTTGATAATATTTCAATTCACGTATGCACAGGTGTTTATTACAACGGAGAAGGATGTGATTTGACAGATAAAAAAATAATTAACTGGGTAGAATTACGAGAAATGTGCAGTAGAAAATAAATTCACAATTAAGTGATAAAGTTAGTGTTATTGGAGTGCTCCCCTGAATTCATAACGGGTCAAGTACTTATCTCTAAGTTGGTTCTGAATGGTCGACAACTAAGTTCACACGAAGAGAAAAGGAAAGGGAAACGAGCATTCCAATAGCATTAATTTTATAAAGTATTAAACTCTATCCAATTGCAGGGATGATAATTAGTAACATGTGAGGGATGGACTGTTGCTAAAAACTTCAGAATAGGTGAACTGGTAGGACATGAAGGGTATGGCTTGTAAAAATTACGGAAATGAAAGTAGAAACTAAAGAAAATCAGATTATTTTAAAAGAAGTGTATAACTCAATTACACTTGAAACACAAGAAGGTAAACAATTGCATATCTGTATGAGAGATA